AGCATCATTCTGTGCTTTTTGTCTGTCAAGATCAAGTCTAGCCACCTTAACCTGTGCATCTGCTTGTGCTTTTTGAGTATCAGCTTGTACTTTAGCTGCTTCTACTTCAACTAACTTATCAGCAGGATTTGCCTGTGGTTGTGGTGGTTGTAATTCATCAAGTGTTTCTTCAAGTTCTCTTGCACCAGGAAATGACCTAGCTGCAAATAATAACATGGTTTTAGCCTGGTCAAATCCTAATGCTCCAGAGGATACAAGAGGACCTACACTCTGGAGGAATTGAACCATAGCTGTTAAAAATTCTGTTCTTCTCTGCTGTTCAATCGCAGTGTCTATAGCAGAACTTTCTTCTGTATCAACAGATATTCTATAACTACGAAGTCTGTCATCTTTCATTACAGCTACAGTTTCTGGTGTAATCTGAATTGATGTAATCTTTTCCAATAAGTCTGGCTCTAAGTTTTCTACAATCAACTCAGCTTTCATTTCCATGATTTCATCAAGAAATCTTTCCAACCTTTTCTGTCTTGTCATCAAACGCATTGAGCCAAATTGACCCTTAATTCTTTGAGCAGTGGCTGTTTCTCTACTCGCAGATTGACCTCTCATTATATCACTAATACCAGTTAACTCGTAAATCGTGTCTATAACAATTCTTCTTGATTGATATAAAGCTGTTAAGGCTTTTATCAAATTGTCTAATGGTGCTTCCTGCATGACATTAACTAGACCACC